CAGGAAGATGCGGCGCCAGCCGTCGGAGGCCGCCTTCAGCGCCATCAGCTCGGTTTCGACCGCTTCCCAGGTGGGGCGCGGGTAGATCAGCAGGTAGCCGTCGGGGTGGCGCGTGAGCGTCAGCTGACCGTTACAGGCGGCGATGAGCGGGTCGCGATGGCGCACGGGCACATTGATGCGCCCTTTGGCATCCAGCGCCAAGGCCGACGTCCCCCGAAACACCCATTCCGACACTTTTTGCCACCCGCAGCCACTAAACGACACTGTATCGCACTAAAACCACAGGGTCAACGCGATGGTGGAAAAAATCAATGAAATCAGATACTTAGAGGTCGTTGTTCACGCAGTCTTCAGAAAAATCACTTCAAAAATAAGGACTTGCGATGCCCATTGAAAGTTAAGCCTTAGATGACCGCTTGAAAGCGACGGTGAAGGCTTCGTGACATATTGCCGCCGACGCTATTGAGCGGGGACAGACGATCTGCGCAACGGGGACAGACGATCTGCGCAATCGTGTCAGATCGCGGAATGAAAGCGCGCTGCCAGCGAAGACGGCTTTCGCTGAGTGAAAGGCCAAAGCGAAGATGGCCTATTCGGACCGCCGGCCCCCGTGCTTTGCGTCGCGCACCGTCAGGGCGGCATGGGCGAGTATCTCCAGGATGATGCGGGGATCGCCGTCGCCGTCGAGCCAGGCCCTTGGACTCAGCGTGCCTGCCAGGGCAATCGCTTCGCCGTCGCGCAGGGCCAGCAACGTGGCTCCTGCCGCCGCATTGCTGGTCACGACGTTGCCGAACAACCAATCCCCACCGACCTGCACGCGCACACAAGCCGAGACGAATCGATGTCCGTCCACCTGGGCTTTGCGCTCTTCGGCCTTCCCTATCAAAAGGCAAGTCATCAGACCTTCGATCATCTGGATTGCCTACTCAAACTCCCAGCAGCAGCGCCAGGCCCTCCTGATTCACGCGCGTCTGCACCGTGCGCAGGATCTCCCACATGAAGCCTTCGAGGTGCGGCTGCAGCCCGGCGCCGTCGATCTTGATCAGTGCATCGCCCTGCTGGAAGCGCTGCGTCTGGGCGCGCATCGCCTCGATCTGCGCCTCGTTCAGCCGCCTTTGCAGGTCGAATGACTGCTCCCGCATCCGGTTCTCCTTGTCGATCTGGTCGAACACCGCGCGGTAGGCCGTGGAGTCCAGGCTGCCCAGCTTGTCGAACATGCCGAACAGCGACTTCAGCGTGTCGCCGGTGCTCTCGATGCCGGTGTTGATCGACGCAAACGCCGCCTGCACCTTCTCAGCGTCGGCCTGGATGCGGGCCACGTCGATCTCGGCGCGGAACTCCATGAACTTGATGCGCTCGTTGCTGGCCAACTTCTCCAGCTCCAGGACCATCTTGCCGGCGTTCTCCTCGGCGCGCTTGACCTCGTCGGCCTGCTTCTTCACCGCCTCGGTCGACTTGTTCGTCGGGTCCAGCAGCTTCTGCTGCGCGGCGCCCAGCGCCACGGCGGCCTTGCTGAACTCGTCGGCATTGACCCGCCCGTTCACATAGGCCTGCGTGAGCGCGCCGCCCAACCTGTTGATGGCCTCGATCGAATCGGCCGACTTCAGCGCCGAACCAAAGCCGGCGAGGATCTCCTTTCCCGTGGCAGTCGCGCTGCCCGCCACTGTCTCGAAGGCGCTGATCAGGTCGGCATTGACCTTCTTGGTATCTATGCCCAACGTCTTGTAGGCCTCACCAACTTTGGCGATATCAGCCCCAAACTTTTCGATGGATCGGGCCGAGTCCACGGCCAGGCTGATCTCCTTGTTGCCGGCCATCGCATCGGCAGCGTAGCGCGCCAGCCGGGCCGTTTCGGCCAGGCTCTCGTTCACCTTGGCGGTCTTCAGGTCGACGCCCAGCAGCTTGGCCTCGAAATCAATACCCGCCGCGCCGGCCTTGTTGATCGCCGCGCTGATCTTGTCCCACAGCCCGGACGTGTCGCCGTTGCGCGCCGCCTCGTACACAGCCTTCAGCGTGCCAGCAAACGCCGTGACGGCCGCTCCCGCCTTCTCGACTGCGTAGCCCGTGCCGTCGAGACCGGCCTTGGCCGCGTCGAACGCGCCCGCGTTGCCCACCGACACCAGGAACCCGTTCCAGGCGTTGCTGAACCGCGCGCGCTTGGCTTCAAAGGTGTCGACATCAATGGACGCAATGCCTGCGTTGAGCTGCTGCGCAAACTTGAGGAGTTCCGCACCGCCGACCTTGCCAGCGGCGATCATGGCAAACAGTTCCGGCGTCGTCTTGCCAAGCGCCTCGGCGAACTTGTCGAAGAACCCGGGCATGCGCTCGGCGATCGACTTCAGGTCTTCCAGCTCGAACTTGCCCTTGCTGATGCCCTGCTGCACCTGCACCAACGCGCCGGCCACGTCCGAGCTCGACCCCCCCAGCAGCGCCAGCTGCTTGGCCACAGCCTCGAAGATGGTGCGCGCGCCTTCGCCTTCCAGCGCCGTGCCCTTGGTGGCGGCGGACAGGCCCAGATAGGCCTTGCCAGCGTCCTCGACCTTGATGCCCAGTCGGTCGGCGGCATCGCGCACGTAGGCCATCTCCGCGGCCGCGGCAGTGCTCGACCCGGTCACCGACGTGAAGCCGAGGTTCAGCTTCTCGACCGCCGAGTTCGCGTCCAGGAACTCCTTGACCACCGCCGCGGTGGCCAGGGCCTTCAGCGCTTGCACGAACCGGTCGGTCTTCGCTGACGCGCCGTCTGCGGCGTCGCCGTTCTTGTTGATGCCATCGGCCAGCTGCTGCGCGCGCGCGGCCGTCAATTCGGTTTCAGCGCGGAGCTTGCCCGTTTGCAGCAGCAGCTTCTCCTCGGCACTGCTGGTGAACTCGAACCGCTTGCTCAGCAGCTCCTGCCCGCGCGCCAGCAGCTCGGTGTCGCCGGTGAGCTTGGCCGTCGCGATCTGCATGGTGGCCGTCTGCACCTGCAGCTTGCGCATCTCCTCGGCGCTCAGGCCTTGCGCGGTGCCGAGCTTGTCGAAGCCGCCGGAGGCAGCCTTGGCGGTGGCATCCATGCCGCTCAGGCTCGCGCTCACCTTGTCGACCACCGCCGCGGCGGTGGCGCCTTCGGCCTTGAAGAGGATCCCGATGGTCCTGGCTATATCAGCCATGAAGCGACTCCTTTCACGGCCCGGCATTGGAAGAAAAGAGGTGTCGGCCGCGCATCGTGCAGTTGCCGCCGACTCTCAAGCTGATAGCGCAGGACCGCCATCCTGCTCGCTTCGAGGTGCACGCCGCGCACCGAAAGGAAATGCCGCGTGCCGTTGGTTTCCCAACCTTGCTCATATCACCGCGTTGACCGCCTGCCAAGTGGCCACGCTGACACCCCGTGCCCGCTCGGCGTCCTGGTAGGCAATCGCCTTGCGCGCGATCTCGCGCGGGTCCTGCTCGCGCCGCACAATGTGCGACCCCGCGGCCAGCGCCGCGCTGTCGCGTGTAGGCACGGCGCCCACCAACCGCGCCGTCAGCGCGTCCACGGCCTCGGCATGGCTATTGCCATAGCCGACGATCAACTCATGCGTCATTGCCCGCGCTCTGTTCCGTCAGACCGCCAAGCGAAGCCGCTGCCTCGTCCAACTCGTAGATCTCCTGCTCCAGCCTCTCGATCCGCTCATCATTCGAGCGGATCTCGGCAAGCCGATCGTCAATCGAGCTTGCCAGCTCTTCCGGCGTCGCCTTCTCGTAGTGAGCGTGAAACTGCGAGCGCCGCCGGCCGGCGTTGATGTCCTTGGTGTAGTCGGGATACCAGTCGTCAAAGTGAGCTTCCAGCTTCGCCTTGATCGCGTCTCCGAAGAAGAAGCACAGAGCGTCCGCGTCGACCTTCAGACTGTCTATGCTGCCGCCCCCCACAAAGAAATTCGGCGTCGAGTTGCCGAGGCTTGCAACACCTTCCTCGCGAACAGCCAGGACGTCATCCAATGCCAATGGCCGAGTGCTTCGGCCAGCAACGCCACCTGCCCACCCGCGTTGCGGTTTGGCGAACGACTCGATGAGCTGTCGAAGATTCGCTCGCGCCAAGAACTCGCGCCCGCGAATGTCCACGCACTCCTTGACGAAGTCCCTGCCGTCCCGCAGATTCAGAGGCAGCCCGCTCAGGAAGGTATTGCGCTCCCGCAGAGCGGCAATCTGCGCGCCGAGCTTGCTGCGGCGACTGGACAAGTCGTCCCGAACCGCCTTGACCTGCTCCGCGGCCGCGGCCGCCGCCTGGATCGACTTCGAGATGCTTTCAGCCATGATGATTCTCCACTCCTTGTTTCCGCGCTGACGCTAGAGCCTTCTGCCTGATCTCCTGTAGGCGACGGGCTTCAAGTGCGATCAGTCCGGCGATGTACGTCGGGACAAAGCCGTAGCTCCCGGCCAGCTCGGCGATGGTTTCGCCAGCAGAGTGCCTGGCATATACCTCGGCCGCCCGATCTTCCTTGGTGACGCGACCCTTGGGGATGTAGATGCTCCAGCCGCCAAAGTGGCAGCGCACCTGGTCCACCAACTCGACAACCGCGCGGTTCACCACCTGTTGCGACAGACCCGTGGCCATCAACACACGCTCACAGGTCACCGCCAATTGGGCGATGAATCCGTCGTCTGTCTTGGAGCCCTTGCGAAACGACATGGGGGCCATGTTGGCCCCCACTTCAATAAACAGAATACCTAAACCGGATTACAACTCGCACCCCATCACCGCGTCGACGGCCTCCTTGGTGGAAACGACGACACCGGCGCGGCGCTTCTCTTCCTGGTAGCGCACCGCCTGAAGCGCGATCTCGCCGACCCGCGAGTCCGGCCACACCTCGACCCGGCACTCATCGTCGCCGAGCAGGCCTGCCTCCATCGCCAGCTCCATGATCAGGCGTGCGCGTTCAGCACTCTCGTTGCGGCCCAGCTTGAACAGGATCTCCAATCTACTTCTCCTTCGTGGTTGACTTGCGCGCGAGCATTGCCTTCAGCCCCTCGATCGCCATGCTCGCAATGGCGCCGGTCGCGAAACGCAGGTCGGCAACGTGATAGCGGTTCTGCAGCCAGGTGCGCAGCGGCTTCGGGTCATCCGACCCATGCCACTTGCGCCAGAGCCCGCGCACCAGGCGCCGCTGCGCCGCGGTGGCCATGCCAGCGCGCCGGGCCTCGTCGTCGAGCGGCGGTGCCTTCCGGTTGTTCGGGTTGACGAAGCCCAGCGTCTTGAACCGGTCCATGACGGCCGCGAAGCCGACCGCATCGAGCTTCGTCGAGCTATCGACGCCGCCGATCTCGCGCAGCATCTGGCGATAGACCTCGTCGGCCATCCCGACTCTCGCCTTGGCCACGTGGATCAAGGTGACCTTGTGCGGGGGCAACCGATAGGACGGAACGTGCCCGGATCGCTTTAAAACCCGCTTTCCTGCGTTTAAACCGGGGCGGGTGGCACCTGGGGTGCTGCCGCTGGCTTCAGGACGGCCTGGGGCGTTCTGATGGGCCGTCATGATTGCCCCCGACCCGGCAGAAACGGCGCTTCGGCTACGAAGGCCTGTAGTTGGTCATAGTTCGTGCGCCCAAGAACAACAGCCCACTGCCGTAGATCCGGCAGCATCTTGCCCTCATCGATCGCCAGCGACACCAGCATGTCGACTTCGGCTTCGAGGATCCTGCTCTTTTGCCTGGCGCAAAGCTCTTTCAGCTCGGCGAGTTCCTTCTCCAACTCGGCGATGCGCTGGGCTTGCGGGTCAGGGTTCGACACGACCGGAAGAATGGCCGTTCGCTGGAACCAGCGCAGCTTCATTGGTCAGCTCCTAGCGCAGCACGCGCATCGCGCATCAGCTTCACGTCGACCGACCGTCCGGCGCCGTGCGCAGCAATGGCCGCCTGGCGCAGGCACTGGTACAGCGAGCGCAAGCCACCCGCTGCCAACGCAATCTGCCGGGCGTATTCCACTTCGGCGCCGCCGGTGATGCCCCAGGGCGCGAGAAAGGCGTCCACATCCTCGGGGCTCACCGTCTGCAGCTGCAGGCGCCGGCCGATGCGGCTGGCGAGCTGGGCGAAGTACGCCCGGTTGGCGCGGCCGGTGACCTTGGAATACACCTCTTCGTTGCCGCACAGGCACAGACCGACGCCCGCGGCGTCATGGATTGCTCGCAGCTGGTTGTAGGCCTGGGGCGTCAGGTCCTGGGACTCGTCGACGATCAGCAGGCCCTGCGTGCCGCGCAGCCGCGTGATGATGTCGCATGACAGCTGGTAGGGCGTGGTCGGCAGGCCTCGCAGTCCGACCGCGCCGGCCACTTGCTGCAGCGTCGCCGCCAGGCCGCCCGATGCCGGGTTGCACGTGGCCACCCAGACGTTGATGTTCGCCCGCTCGAATCGAGCGATGCTCGTCGTCTTGCCGATCCCCGGATTGCCGTAGATCACGACGATCGTCGGTTCGCTCTGCGCGAAGGCCAAGGCTTGCTCGATGCGCCGGCCCGTAGGCGTCTCGACCCAGTCTGTCGGAATGGGCAGATAGTCTTCGACGCCCTTGCTGATCTTGGCAGCCCAGACCTCCAGCGCATTGAGTACCTTTGCGATGTTGCCGGGGTATTTGTCGTGCAGGAACTGGCTGAGCGACGTCCCTGATATCCCGGCCTGGCGCGCGATGTCGCTCTGCGTGTGCCCCGTTCGCACCAGATCGCGGATGTGCCCTCGCATCTCTTCCGCACGCCGCAGCAGGTCGCGCTCCGAGCGCTCCCGGTCAAGGGCGACAACCTCGTCTCCGATCATGTCCATACAATCACCTCGCTCGATCTGGCGCGCCCGCTCATTTCGCGATGGGGTCGCCTGTTGCGCTCGCCCTGGGGTGTTGACGCACCCCAGGGCACTTACTCGGCGCCGTTCGCGCGCCGAAGTCCTTCCAAACGTTTCTGCTGGCCGCGCTCGAAGGCAGCCTCGAACTCGGCACGGTCGCGTTCGGCGTCGGCGACCGTTCGAAGGTTGCTGCGGTCTACGCGCAGCTCAACCGGCAAGCGCACGGGTTGGGCCACCTTGGGCGCGGCCACGGGCGCGCCGTCGCCGACGATCACCGCCCGTGTGGCAGCTTCGCCAGGCTCCCAGCTGCGCCGCGTGCGGTCGATGTCTTGAAGTGCCTTCGCCTGCTCGCGCTGAGCCTTCTTGAAAGCGTTCCGAGCGCGCGCATGTTCTTTGGCAGCCGTGCGGCTGCGGAAGTCGCCCTCTTGCCACAGCGGCACCACTGCAAGAAGCTTTCGCCCAGCGTAAAGGGCGACGGGTTCGCTCATGTCCGCCGGGTTGTAGCGCGCCTGATAGACCTGGGCACGGTCGAGCTGTGCCAGGCCTTCGGCCCAGTACCGATTGCCGAGCACGCTGAACCCGTGTGCCTTGTCGAGCGTCACCGATTCAACGGCCAGCAGGCATAGCCGCAGTTGGCGCTCAGTCGGCACGCGCACTTCCGTGCGGTGCAGCAGCGCCGCATAGACCTCGTTCGGCGACCGCCCATCCATGCCGCTGCCGCGGTGCGGCTGCGCGTTCTTCGCCTCGATCGCTTCACCCACGCAGGCCTGATATTCGCCGATCGGTACCGCACGTCGCGCGAACTCTTCGGGTTTGGCGTCTGGTCGGTTGCCGCACCAGCTTCCTGCAAAGGCCTTGCACCGCTCAGCTTGGGCGATCGTGTTCCAGTAGCTTTCGATCGGCTTGGATTGGCCGTGGTACGGCGTGGCCCAGATGGCTTCGATGCCGAACAGCGTGAGGATGCCGAGCGGGTCGCCGTCGTTGATCTTGAAGCGGTTGCGTGTCGCCTGGCCGCCGGTCATCTCTTTCGCGGCATACGCGCGACCGTTGTCCAGATAGGCGAACTCCGGCACGGCCCGACCTGCGTGCGCGGCGTGGTGAAAGGCAAGGCGGGCCAATTCGGCTGTCTCGGTGCGACCGATCGCCCAGCCCATGAGCTTGCGCGAGCGCAATTCCTGCCAGGCCACGACGATCGGCCGGCCCACATAGCCATCAGGCCACTCGCAGAAGAGGTCGGCCTTGCGCCCATCGCTGCACCACAGCTGGTGCAGCCGCAGCGTCGCATAGTCGCGCTTCATCGGCGGATAGAAGCGATCGAGTCCCTTCTCTCCCTCGCGCAGACAGGCGCGCTGCGGCGCCGGGATGTCAGCGATCCTGCGCTGAATCGTCTTGTACGAAGGAAGGCTCCAGCCCTGCGCAGCGGCTTCTCGCTGCGCGCGTCGATAGATCGGCTTGAGCGCCGGCTGCGACTGGCAGGCCCATTCGCTCAGGATGAACTGCCACGCGGCATCGCTCAGCTCGGCCTTGGCCGGCGCGGCCGATCCCCATGCGGGCGCCAGCGCCGGCGCCCAGTCGCCGCGGCTCAGATGCTTCGTGGCCTGGTGCCAGCGGCGCAGCGATCCGACTGAGCGGCCGGTTTCCGCGGCCGTGATGCGATAGCGCTCCATCAGTGGCGTCGAGGCATCGAGCGACGCAAGCTTGAGCATCGCGCCGGTCCGGCGCAGCGCTTCCTCTTGCACGCTGTTGTGCATCCGCTCGAAGGCTGAATGCGCGGCTTCGCTTTGCTCTTGCGTGAGCGCTGGCAGCGCGCCCGGGCGCCGCTTCAGCGTGGTTCGGGTCTGGCGTGCCACCGCCCGACGATCATCGTCAGGCACAGGCAATTGCTGGATCGCTTCGAGCCTGGCAGCTGACGGCAGGTGCTTGACCTGCCTCGCGACGTAGCGCAGTTGCACCTCGTGCGGGAGACTCGCCAGGGCGATGACGTATTGCTCCCCGCCATTGCCCCGCACTCGCGTTGCACCCAGCTCACCAGCGCGACACCGACGCTGAAGAGTGGCCACCGACAGACCCATGAGGGTCGAAGCCTCCCTCAGGGGCAACTGGAGAGGCTGGCTTTCCGGCTTCACTTCGTGCTTCTCGATGCCTCGACGATCTGCGCTCGAAGCTCCTGTGCCTTCGGGCCATTCCACCCACCAAGCAGAGCGGTTCGCACGTTCTGCCTGGCGTGGCCGTTCTGCTCACACCACGCCGACAGCGACGTGCCCTGCTGAACGAAGCCTGCGCGCACCGTCGTGAGAAGGTCCGATCCTGGGGGTTGACGTTCACGGTTTGGCATCGCCTACACTCATTCACGATGAATATGCAGTAAGCATAACTCATGAAACGTGAAGATATCAAGACCGCCCTCACGAAGCTGGAATTGACTTTCAGTTTGGTTATGGAGCGCCTGAAGGTTGCGCTGGGGCTTGGTACCGACGCAGATTTGGCCGGCGCCTTGGGGATGTCCACCAGCAACTATGCGAACCGGAAGCGGGTCGACTCCATCCCATTCGACCTGATCATTCCGCTTTGCCTCTCACGATCTGTGAGCATCGATTGGTTGTGCACTGGGGCAGGGGAGCCGTTCACCAGCGGGGAACGCTCTAACTCCGGCCAGGTGGCAGCCGTCAATCCCGTCCTGCTTGCCCAGGTGCTACGTGAGCTTGAGACAGCCTTCGACGGAACTGAATCGGCCGGGGCCGCTGGCAAAGTCGGGTTCATGGCCGGCGTCGTCTACAACGCAGTTGCCGGCGAGCGCAACCAAGCCGCCCAGTTGGCACAGGTGCGCGAGAAGGTCAGCTTGCTTGCCTCCGCCTACAAGGTCGAGGCCCAGATCAAGCAAGAGGTCGCCAAGGGTCCCGCACAACCGAGCGCCCGACGCACGTGACGCACCTTGCGGCCCAGATTGGCAATTTTCTGGCGTTTTTGCTTCATCTTGTAAGCTGATTTGCAACATCCTTGCATAGAAGGCCCGTCAGCCAGGGACAGACGATCTGCGCAAACGACCGCCTGCAGGAAGCGCCAGCCGCTGATCACCAGGCGCCGTTTTCCCTCGTACAGGGCTACCGCATCCGCCCTAGACTGGACTCTTCCGCCTTCTTCCGGGGTTCCCACGTGCATTGCGCAGACCGTGTGTCCCCCGTTAGCTATGCTGCGCCCACAACACCACGGAGGCAGAACATGCGACTCACCCGCCAGCAGATCGAACAGTTCGACCGCGACGGTTACCTTTTCTTCCCGGGCCAGTTCAGCGCCGACGAAACACGCGTGCTGACCGAGGCCGTGCCCGAGCTGTACAGCCGG